GTTAGCTTTGTTAGTGGATACTTACATTTCTTTAGTTTTCTTAATTTTACTTTTGATGTGCCTAAGTGCCAACTACAACAATAATGCAGCGCGCGTCGGCCCCCCGCCCTTTTGTACATGAGCCACCCTCAAGTAAACATGAGCAAAACTCATGCAGACTTGGCACGACTCTTGCATGCTCAAGTTTACCCAAGGATATGCAAGAAGCATGCCAAAGTGTGAGGATCGCTAAAGTACCCTTTAGCATACTTTGGCACACTTATTGCATAGCATCGCTCACGTTTTTACGCGTATAAAGGAAGCACTCAAAACAGGTTAGAATGTCTAGCTTGTGTCTAACTTAAGCACTGGAAAATTTACAATTGTAATCGCTTAGGCCTTGCAATACGGCCCAAAGTCCCTAATCTAACCACATCGGCGGCAACGAAGCGGCCGACACTATCGAAACAATATAGGGATAAACAAAATGAAACTTAACAAAGCAATTGCAAACGAAATCATGACAGCCGAGCAAGCCAAAGCAAGCCGCGAATTAGTCCGGAAGATGATCGCCACCGAGATAAAAGGTCAGAGTCAGGTAAGCGAATTGTTCGAGATATTCAAACCAGCGATCCATGGGCATGATGAGGCGCAGTTTAAGGCGTTTCAGACTGCCTTTGTTAATGCTGCAGGCTTTAAGAATGCCAGCGAGATGAGCAAGCAAGAGGGGTGCACGCGGATTGGCGTTACATTGTCGGAGTTTAAGAAGTATTGTAAGGATTTTGCCGGAGAGCCGGAGTGTTACGTGGATTTAAAAGATGAGATAAAAGCTGCGCGTGAGGCGACCAAAGCCGAGAAAAAGCCAAGCAAGGCAAGCGGAGAAGGCGAAAAGGAATCTACCGATACCGGAGCGCCTAGTGGCCTAGTGAATCCTGTGCTGATTGAATTCTTTAACAAAGCGGCTATGGCATCACCAGAGGCGCAGGCGCAAATCGCCAAGCAATTGCTGGCGGCCCTTAAGTAGACTCGGGAACCACAAGCCTGCTAGAATACGCTGGCAGGCTTACATTGGAGAAAAATCATGAGTAGCATGCGAGACTTTGCGCCAAGCAAGCGCGACGATAAACCGAGGCGGCACAATTGGGTGCTGCCAACCGTCACCATGATTCTATGGCTTGGCTTGGTGTTTATGTTCGTGCTAGAATTAACAGCATAAAAATTTACAATTGTAAAAAAACTAGGGAAAGAAAATGAAATTGTTGGATACTACGGGTGGAAACACTAAACTAAACAAGAGCGACAAGAGCAGCCAAGAGTATAGGCTTGCGGGTTTATCACTTATGCCGGACGATATACTTTGTCCCTATCGGAACGTGGCAGGCTGCGCTAAGTCTTGCTTAGAGTCAGCAGGCATGGGCGTATTCTCAAACGTCAAGGCTGGCAGGCAACGCAAGTCTGATTGGTGGCATGGTGACAGGGCTGGTTTCTTGGAGCAGTTACGCAAGGAATTGACCAACTTTGACAAGCTTTGCAAGCGTCAAGGTGTTAAGGCAGCAGTACGTCTCAATGTACTGTCGGACATACCTTGGGAAAAGCATGGGATACCGCAGGAGTTTCCCGATATTTTCTTTTATGACTATACGAAGAATGCGTCAAGGCTGGGCAAGACACCTGACAATTACGAGTTGATGTTTTCGTACAGTAACGAGTCGGCCTATCAAAAGCATGTTGCCAAGGCTTGGGATACCAATGCGCCTATATCGGTGGTGTTTCGTGGTGGTATGCCAGAGCATTACAAGGGACGCAGAGTCATTGACGGCGATGCCTCAGACCTTGTGAACGTCAAGGCCGGTAAGGTTGTTGTCGGATTGGTAGCAAAAGGCAAGGCCAAGAAGGATGACGGCAACTTTGTGGTAGATACTAATCTGATCGCAGTAGCGTGATGTTGACGGCGAGCAAGTGTCTAAGGTACACTATGACTATCTAGCGGCGAGGTAATCCCTAGCCACCTGAGTATGTGGATAAACTGCTCAAGATTTTAGCGGCAGGGCGGGACAAGTATGACTGTAAATCATATTCCTCTGGACTCCTAGGCTGTTTGCCGTGGCTCTGGTGTGACTTGATGAAGCACTACCCACGAACTGCTGCGCGTCTTAGTATGACGGTAAACTGCTACCTTCACGCCAGAGAAGGGTTGCAAATCTTCAATGGTATTGGGTCTATCGCCCTGAGCATGGCGTTAAACTGCTCGCACCTATAAACAAAAATTTACAATTGTAAAAAATGAGGATAGATAATGAACTTTCATAATGTAAAAAAAGTAACGATGAGCACCCATGATAATGGGGACGATCTAACTTGGACTAAACTTAACGTCCGACACGGCGTACACTTAAAGGTGGACAGAAGTGTGATGGAAAGAATAGCTGAACGCATACACACAGATAAAAAGATTGTGCGTGAGGTTATACGTGAGCTAAACTGGGAGCGGTGGAGCGACGTGGAGGAAGAGATTGTATTCTTTCATTCTGATGACGGGTTTAAATTTCAAATAGGCGAGGATGACTAATGGACAGAGAAGAACTAAAGCTAGTAGACTACGACGAGTGCGACCACGAATGGGAGCATCACCCAGCAGAATGGGAGCACCTGTCAGGCAGAGCAACAGTGATGCAGTATGCAGAATCATACTACTGTCACAAGTGCGACACATGGGAGAGTGAGCTTGCTTGACTCACTCAAAATTCACAAGTATAATACACAACATCAAAACCACTAGGAGAACTACAATGATCTATCGACTACGAGTAAATAAGCGCCGCTTTGGTTTGACTTCAGGCTCGCACTACTTAGGTGTGCATCTGGGCAAGCGTAGCTGGTACTTCCCTCAGACCAAGAGGCTCAAGTCCATGACCGTGGAGGACGTAGCTGGGTTGCAGACTATCGTCACCACCTACTACAAAAAAGTTACAATTGTAAATAAATAGGAGCAAGTAATGAGTAACAGAACAAAGTTTGGCAAGAGCGTAGATGTGTCACAACCATATGCCACATTCAAGAATCCACAGGGATGGGAGTGGCGTGTACTCAAGACATACCAGAGTGTAAAGAAGGAGCGAGACAATCCCTACGCACGGTGGTTTGTTGCAGCCAAGTCACCACTGACGTATGATAGCTGGGAGTACGGTGACACATACGTCCGAGAAGTCGAGCAGTATGGTCATCTGACTTCAGCAACTAATGAATGGTTAGAGGAATATCTTTATGAGTGATTCATACAGCTACGATGCAGACGTGACAGATCCCAATGAGCTAGACCCCATTGAGCGCATGTGCCGTGATCTTGTAGACTACCGCATCAACGTCATGCCAGTGAGCGAAATGCTAATCATCTGTGCAGACCACCTGATGCAGGACTTGGAGAACAGACCGCTATCTGAGGTTCAGTCCATGCACGATCAGTTGTTTGCCAACGCATCGGAGGTTCACTAATGCGATGTAAGGCATGCAATGTATTGCTCGAAGACTACGAGTCGATACGTAAGGACAAGCAGACAGGTGAGTTCCTAGACCTATGCGACGAGTGCTTACACACCAGTAACCAAACACTTTTTGACATGACAGAGGAGGAAGATGGAACTATTTTGTACGATGTTGTTGACAATTGAGTCACGCATCTGTATAATACTATAGTGTTAGACAGCAAAAATAATTTTACAATTGTAAATTTCTAACTGTCTAGCACTATCATCAATCGGTAACAATAGGAGAACCAAATGCCGGTAATTGAAGGTAAAGCAAACTTCGTTCACATCAAGAACACTGAGGAGTATCGTGGCAAAGACACTGGTGCTTTCTCTATGTTAATGACACTGAACGAGACTGATGCCCAGACTTTTGAGAACATGGGTGTACGTCTGAAACCCTACGGTGAACCACCTGAGCAGATCATACAACGTAAGTTCAAGAGCAACTACCCTGTGAAGATCATTGACAGCGAAGGTGTGGACATTCGTGCTGTGTCTGAGTTCATTCATCAGCAACAGACTGACTTCATCCTCACTAATGAACAGACTGAGGATTATTTAGATGAGGATGAAGAGGCTAGAGAAGCAGCTAGGGAAGCAATTAGGGAGGCAGCTATTGAAGCAGCTACAGCAGCGGCAGTGAAGGAGTACGGAAAGAGTGCTGTGGATCTTGCGCTAGCTGATGAGATACCTAGCGGTGTGTTCCGTGTCTCCTTTAAGTATGGCCCTTCGCACCCTGTGCATGGTGTGCCTGTCTACATGGACGGTATTCGCATACTAGAAGTGGAAGGAGTAGCAGGTGTTGACCCAGCACTCTAAGTTTGTACGTCATGAGCCATGCAATTCGTGTGGCTCCTCTGACGCTAAGGCTGTGTACGAGGACGGGAGTAGCTATTGCTTCTCCTGCCGTGAATTTAGTAAGGGTGGCAGCAGTGTCACCTCTACTAAACCAACTGAACTTAGGAGGAAGCTAGACTTGACTGGAGTAGTAGCTGACATCTCTGACAGAAGCATATCCAAAGCCACCTGTGCTAAGTACGGTGTGACAGTGGAGTATGACTCGACAGGTAAGATAGCCAAGCACATCTACCCCTACTACTCTTGCGATACTGATGAGGTCAAAGGCACCAAGGTCAGGCTGGTGAAGAACAAAGATTTCTTTGCCACTGGCAGCACTGAAGGTGTTGGACTCTTTGGTCAGCAGACGTGCAGAGGTAGCGGTAAGTTCCTAACAATCACAGAAGGAGAAGTAGACTGTCTGTCAGTAGCAGAGATGTTCGACAGGAAGTACGATGTAGTGTCCTTGAGATCTGGTGCCTCATCAGCAGCCAAGGAAATCAAGGAGCAGCTAGAGTGGATCGAAGGCTACGACAATGTGGTGCTGTGCTTCGATAACGACAAGGCTGGTAAGCAGGCCGTGGCAGATGTCAAAGACCTGTTCAGCCCTAACAAGCTGAAGATCGTTAGGCTCCCGCTAAAGGATGCCAACGAGATGCTACAGGCCAGACGTGTGAAGGACTTTGTGTCTGCATGGTGGGACGCTAAAGTGTACCAGCCAGATGGTATCATCTCAGGCAACGATACATGGGAAGCTCTTACCAACAAGATCAAGGTCAGCTCAGTGCCCTATCCTTGGCAAGGTATGAACACATACACCAAAGGGTTCAGGCCATATGAGCTGGTGACAATCACAAGTGGCTCGGGCATGGGCAAATCACAGATAGTCAGGGAGCTGGAGTATTACCTACTAAACGCTACGGAGGACAACATTGGTATCCTAGCTTTAGAGGAGGACGTAGCTCGCACTGCACTGGGCGTGATGTCAGTAGCAGCAGACTGTCCCTTGCACTTGGAGGAAGACCTAGACCCTGATGTTGCATTCCCATTCTGGGAGCAGACGATGGGCACTGGTCGGTACTATTTGTTCGATCACTGGGGTAGCACTAGCGAAGACAATCTGTTGGCTCGCGTGCGCTACATGGCAAAAGCGTTAGACTGCAAGTGGATTATCCTTGACCACCTGTCTATCGTTGTGTCAGCACAGGACAACGCAGATGAGCGCAAGGCTATCGACGCTATCATGACCAAGCTAAGGTCGCTGGTGCAGGAGCTAGGTGTAGGTCTGTTCCTTGTGTCTCACCTCAAGCGTACCCAAGGCAAGGCACATGAGGACGGTGGGCAGATAAGTCTAAGTGAACTACGTGGATCACAGGCTATCGCTCAGTTGTCCGACATGGTGATTGGTCTTGAGCGTGACCAGCAGAATGAGGACGAGGAGAGGCGCAACACAACGACAGTTCGTGTCCTGAAGAATCGTTACGCTGGGTTGACGGGTGCCTGCTGCTACCTGAAGTACGACAAGATCACAGGCAGGATGCGAGAGGTGCCAAAGCCGCAGCAGGAGGATAGGGCTAATGCACTCTAATCTATTCCTAGACATAGAGACCAATGGTCTTGACCCTGACACCATCTGGATAGCAGTGACTATGCAAGACGGTAAGGTGCAGGAGCACTATGACAAGGAGAGTCTCTCACTGGCGCTACAGGGCGACTTCCCAGTGGTAGGTCACAACCTCATAGGCTTTGACTTGCCGGTGTTAGAGAAGCTCTGGGACATTACAGTGGACAAGAGTAGGGTGGTGGATACCTTGGTGCTATCAAGGCTTGCTAATCCACAGCGCGAGGGTGGGCACAGGCTGGCTAACTTTGGTGGCAAAGGCGACCATGACGATTGGACTTGCCTATCACCTGAAATGGTGGAGTATTGCATCCAAGATGTACGTGTCACAGAGCAGGCGTACAACAAGCTCAGGATGGAGCTACTTAAGTTCAGTCAGGACTCCATTGACCTTGAGCATGAGGTGCAGTGGATCATACAGGAGCAGGTACGTAATGGCTGGCTGCTGGATGTCCGACATGCTGCTGACTTACTTGCTACCCTCAAGGAACGCAAGATGGCTGTAGAGGATGAGGTGCATGAGGTATTCAAACCTAAGTGGGTGGACGTTAAACAGGTAGTGCCAAAGACTAAGAAGGACGGCAGCCTGTCTAAGGTTGGACTTACTGACGATGAATACCAGAAGGTACTGGACTCCGGTGATAGATCACCCTTCATGCGTAGAGCCTTGAAGCCATTTAACCTTGGCTCAAGACAGCAGATAGGT